GAAAGCACGCTGCGGATCAGCTGAACCTCGATATCATGGCCATCTTCAACGACGCCAGTAGGCGCCAGGCTCGTGGCGAAGACATCGACCCGGTTGAGGCCATCATGGCTCGAATTGGCCAGCAGACCCAGGGTCGTCGAGAGCGTCTCTTCGAAACCATCCAGGACCAGAATGCACGCCAGGCGATCATGACCGCCACGACGCGCGAGGGCAGGGCCAGATACGTCGACATCCGCCGACAGGTGCGTGAGGCTCGGCCGGAAGTTCTGACCCAGGCATCGTCCGACCGACAGCAGGGCTTGTCCGCCGAAACCCGGCGGGGGGACGAAGGAGTTGTCCGGCTAGGTGACCAGCTGGGCAACGCCTTCGCGCCCATCCTGACCGTCCTCAACGGCCACCTTGAGCGCTTCGTGGATCTGCTAAAGCAGTTCGAAGCCGACAACCCGGGGGTGCTTGCCCAGGTCGTCAGTGCGGTGGGTGTGTTTGGTGGCCTCGTCGCCGCTCTGGGTGCGGTCGGGCTTGCCATGGGGCCCGTGGCGGCCGGCGCTGGGCTGGCTGCACAGGGGATCGCGCTCCTCCTGTCGCCCATAGGCTTGCTCGTCGCCGCGATGGTGGGCGCCGCGGTCTACATCTATCTCGAATGGGAGCGGTTCCGGGCCTTCTTCGTGCAGATGTGGGCCGGCATTCAGGCCACGGCGGCCGGTGCCATCGCGTTCTTCGGAGGCCTCTTCAGCGGTGACCTCGCTCGGCAGATGGCGGGACTTCGCCAGGTGTTCGAGGGTCTCGACAGCTTCTTCTCGGGCTTCTGGAGCACCATCAAGACGCTCTTTCAGGACTTCGACGGTTGGCTGGGCGGCTTCTTCACCGGCCTTGGGGATGTGTTCGGATCGTTCACGGCCTGGCTCGCCAACTGGATCGGAAGCGCACTGACGAACGCCGTCGTGGGGTTCCGCGCCCCCTTCGACGCTCTGACCAGCTGGTTCGCCGGCCTGTGGGCGGGCATGCCAGCGCCCTTCGGAGCGTTCACGGCCTGGCTCGCCGGCTGGGTGGCAGGCGCACTGGCGGGGGCCGTGGCCGCCTTCCGCGCGCCCTTCGACGCTCTCACCAGCTGGTTCGCTGGCCTGTGGGCGGGCATGCCAGCGCCCTTCGCAACGTTCACGACCTGGCTCGCCGGTTGGGTGGCAGGCGCGCTGGCGGGGGCCGTGGCCGCCTTCCGCGCGCCCTTCGACGCTCTGACAAGCTGGTTCTCCGGCCTGTGGGCGGGGATGGGGGCACCCTTCGACAGCTTCATCGGCGGCATCGTGGCCAGCATCGAGCGCGCGATCGCGGCGTGGGAGAGGCTGCGCGGGGCGTTCAGTGCCGGCCAGGCGGCGGCCGCCACGGCCGATGCGGCGGGCCCGGCCCTGGGCAGCGTGCAGGAGCGGCAGCGGCAGGCCGCCCAGTCCCGTGCCCTTCTTTATGGCGGGGGCGAGGCCGGCGGGGCACGGGCCGCGCAGGCGCCGATCAGCGGCGAGATCGTCGTGCGGGCCGCGCCAGGCTCCGAGATCGTGGCGGCCGAGGGCACCAACCGCAACGTGCCGATCACCACAGGCGGCGCCGATCGCGGGGCGACGAGGTCGCGGCCATGAGCGGCTCGTTGTTCGATCAGCTCTACGATGCCGAGTGGCGGGGCGTGCCCTTCCACATGCCGGATGTCCGCGAGGAGACGGGCCGCCGCACCATTCGCACCCTGTTCCCTGGACGGGACGATACCCAGTACGAGGACATGGGCGCGCTGGACGGCGCCATCCGCGTCACCGGGCTCATCATCGGCGACGACTACATCCGCCGTGCCACCCGCATGCGGGAGGCTTTCCGCGAGCCCGGTCCTGGCCTCCTCGTTCATCCCTGGCTGGGTGACCTGGAAGTCGTGCTGGCCGAGCCCGCGGAGATCTCCTTCAGCGCCAAGGAAATCCGCGTCGCGCGGTTCAGCGCCAGCTTCGAGCCCTTTTTCGAGCGCGCGCCCGAGAAGCTCGACACCCTCGGGCTGCTCTTCGCCCTGCTCGATGATGTGCGGGAAAGCGCGCGGCGCCTGATGCGCTGGGTGCTCGCGCCCATCCGCCTGGCGATTGCCGTGATCCGGGCTGTGGGCAGCATGGCCACCGAGCTGGTTGGCTTCTTCCGCACCGGCCAGTCCACCGTGCGCGGCTTGAGCGGGCTGCGCGGCCAGATGGAAAGCGCCTTCGCCCCCCTGCTGGCGGTGGGCGGATTGCCCGCCAATGCCGCCTTGGCCGATGCCTTCTCGGCGGCGATCCAGGCTCCCGGCGCGGTGCTGCGCGTGGCCGGCACGCGCCCACTGGCAGCCGCCGTGGGGTCCTATTCCACCGCCGCCCCCGCCACTGCTGTCGACGCTGCGCTGGCCAGCCGCTTCCTGCTGCGGGTGGTTGACCGGGTGCGAGGTAGCCAGGCCGCGCCTGCACCCATCCGGCTGGCCGTCTGCGCCCTTCTGGTGACGGATGCGGTGCAGCTCGGCGTGCAGGCCAGCTTCGCCTCCCGCCAGGAAGCGTTGGCCACCCGCGACACCCTCGATGCGGCTCTCGCTTCGCTGGCCGGCGACGCGGCGGCGGCGGCGATGGATGACCCGAACGGTGCAGGCCAGGTGTGGCGCGGCGTGGCTTCGCTGCGTGCCGGCCTCGCGCGGGACATGAGCGAGCGGTTCGGCAGGCTTCCCGCGGTGCAGCTGCTCACGCTGGCCACGGCCACGCCCACCTGGCTGGTGGCGCAGCACCTGGTTGGCGATCGGCCGAGAGACGTGCCAGCCCAGTATCTCGACCTGGTGGCCAGGAACCGGAGGGCCGGCGGCGGGGGTATCGGCGCACCCGGCCGGCTTCCGGAAGGTGATCTGGAGGTGCTCGTTTGAGCGGCGCCACCAAGACCGCGGCGCGCCTGACCCTGAAGCTGGGCGAGGTGCTCTTCCAGGACATCATCTCGGCCGAGATCACCCGTGACCTGGAGGAGATCAGCGGCGGGTTCCGGGTCGACGTGCTCGATCAGGCGCGCCTCGCCACCGCCTTGCCGGCCTGGTGGCGCCCGGAGGGGGAGCTTGGCGCCCTGTTGCCTGGCGATCGGGCGGTCATCTCGCTGGATGACGAGGTGGTGCTGGTGGGCTGGGTGGACGAGGTGAAGGTGTCCTACGGGCCGGACAAGGTGGGCATGACGATCACGGGCCGTGACGTCACCGGCGACCTGGTGGATTGCGCGGCAGCACCCAACGGCCCGGCCGAATTCTCCAACCTGACGCTCACCCAGCTGGTGACCCGGATCTGCGCGCCGTTCGGCATCACGGTCACCGCCGACGTTCCGGTGGGCGCGCCCTTCCCGAAGTTCGGCATAGAGCCCGGGGAGACGGCCATGAGCGTGATCGAGAAAGCCTGTCGCCAACGGGCGGTCCTGGCCGTGAGCGACGGCGTCGGCCAGCCGGTCGGCGTCTCGCACGCTGCGCTG